CGTTAGGGGCCGGGTCCGTAGAAAGTGAGAAAGTTTTTTTATTTAGAAAGTATCAATTTTATTTTCTGGTCTAGGTTTTAAACCACATTGAGCGGCGAGTCTGTTATATTGTATGATACTTAAATATCTTTTATAAAAATGTTGATTCTCATCATCAATAATTTTATCAAAAAATTCTAAAATTTTTGAATACTTTTTAAAATTCATAATCGCCCCCTATACATTTGTTTCTTGAAATTTTTTAAGATCTACTCTTAAGCTCTCTAACATAGAGTCTAGCTCATACTCCATATCGTGTAAGTCGTTTTTAATATTGTCTGTAGTATCATCTAAATAACATAATTGATTATTATCAATTTTGCTTTCTCTTGATTCTACTAACGAGTCGCCTAAATTGTCTAATGCATTAGCAACATTGCCATTTGCTTTTTCTAAACAATCAATAGCAATATTTACATATCTGATAATCTCTTTTTTATGATTAATTTTTTTGTCTAAATTATTTTCTACTTCTAACATTGTGACTCCTTTTTTATTTGATTATAATGGTATTATATAGTAAAATATATTTTTAATCAAATGAAATAGGAGTCATTATGAAAAATAAAATAAACGTAGTAGTAAACACTATCTTTACTTATAAGGATACTTATGAGCAGGAAATGGTTGACAACTATATGTCTTTTAATGCCGACAGATTAAAAGATATAAAAGAGCATCAATTAATAGCAACTTTAATTATTGATGAATTTACAAAGAATCAAGAGCCGACTTTAAAAGCTTTTCAGAAAGCAGAAAAAATAATAAAACTTTCTTTATCATTTCAATGTGAGAATGAGTCTTTTTTTCAAGCTCCATTTATGAAAGCTATTTTTTCTAGAATGGGAAAATATTTTTTTAATGAAAAATCGGAACTGATTGAAGAGGCTATTAAACAACAAGCCGTTCAACAAATAGCAAAAACAGTTATGAAAGCCGAAAAAGAACAGTTTAAAAAAATGTTTAAGGGAGTCTGTTAATGATTAAAGCATTATTAAGCGACCCTTCTTTTATTCAGTCAATGAAGGAATTTGAAGAAATGGGATTCATTAAAGTGACAAAAGAAGGAATACAAATTATCAATAGAGAAGGAATGCAAAAGTATATTGATAATTATGGTAAAGCCCCTGCTCATTTTCCGAAAGTGGAAAAATAATAAAAGCGCCCGGGCCGCCGGGCGCTCATTTTTTATTACAGGGCCAGGCCCATTAATAACGATTTACTTAAAAAAATTGGTTAGCCAAATTTTTAGATTATATCTAAATTATTATATTAAATTAAATCCCGAACCCCGACCCCGAAATAATCCCGACCCGACCCGAAAAAAATAATTTTGTAAATATGGGATTTTATGGTACAATATTATTTTAAACAAATGATGGGAGTCATTATGAAAATTAGAATAACTTTAAACAGTAAAAATAAAAAGCTCGGTAAAATGCCGACCACAACAACCGAGCGAAAAAGTTGCCCAGACTCTTGCCCATTAAAAAACGGCGATTGCTACGGCGAAAAGGTTCACGCTTCTCTAGTATGGGGCGAAACTGAAACGGGTTTTAATAAAAGATGGGGTAAAAATTTTTCCAATAGTTGGGATGATACTATAAAAGCAATTACAAACTTTCCCGAGTCTGTGGATATATGGCGTCATAATCAAATAGGCGATTTACCCAACGACGGCGACGACAACGAGTCCATTGACGAAAAAAAATTAGATCAGTTAGTAAAAGCAAATAATGGACGCCGAGTCATATGCTTTACGCATAAGCATAAATATAAAAAGAATATAGAGCTTATAAAAAAAGCTAATGATAACGGATTTACAATCAATTTGAGTGCTAACAATTTAGAACACGCCGACGAACTAGCAAAGCACAACCTACCCGTTGCCGTAATAGTTGACGAACACACAACGGCGACTCCAGATGGACGACCCGTTGCAATGTGCTTGAGTCAGACCAAAGGACTCACTTGTAAGCAATGCAAGTTGTGCTCAGTTAACACTAGAAAAACAATAGTTGGATTCCTTAAACACTAAGGAGTCCAACAATACAGATTCCTGGCCGCAAGTATTGCGGCCCAGGGCCAGGCCCGGATATATCTTTGACTCCTAATCTAAAATATCCGGGCTTTGAGTTAGATCATTATCCCGACCCCCGACCCCGAAAATTGGATTAAAAATTCCGACCCGATCTGATGTATACTTTATCATTGAATCTATTAATCCCGAAAAATTGTCCCCGAAATATAGGCAAGGTATCCCCGACCCCGACCCGATGTCCACCGACCCGAGTCCTTTGGTCGCTAACTCCCGACCATATTGCCCCGAAAATAAATATAGGTGCGAGGTTGAGAGGGGGTTGACCAAGTAAAAACTTACACCCCCCGATTTAAAATACCCGTAATTCCAAGCAATTTGTTGAGCAGATATAGAAACTCTGTTAGTTTTTGTTACTTTTAGTTCAATCCAAAACGGCAAATGATCTGCACAAATATGCACATCGGGAATGCCACCACCTAAACGATTTTCAATTCTTGTTATGTGCCAACTGCTTGGTAGATTTTTTCTTACTCTGTTCCACAGAAGACCTTCTGGTTTTTGTGTCATCTATTACCTCTGCATCTATAAATGCTTGTGGATGTTTACTTCTTAATTCATTTAATCTATTTTCAATTTCTTCTCTGCTCATTCCATCGATTGCGTGATAATGATTTGTTTCTCTTCTATCAATAGTCAATCCACCTAACGAACTTCTAATTTTTTCTGCATTGATACTTGCAGTATATTGACCTTCCTCTTCTGCTCTCTCTCCTAATTCTTTAAATCTTTTTAATTGTCCAATTAAAGTAACACCATATTTTTTTTCTCTCTCTTCACGAAGTTCATTTATATATTCCGTAATGTGAGGAAACATTTTAGGATTTAACAATTTGTTTGCTTGTATTCTAGCAATACCATTCTTATCAGAATATCCTGCCTTGCGAACACACTCTGCATTACTATAAATTCCTTCTACAAAGTATTTAGCAAATTCTTTTTGTCTGTTAGTGAGTTTACGACCAAAGTCTTCTTCTATTTTTTCAATCTTATTTTTACTAGTCATACCCCTATATATACTAGGCAAATCAAAAAAAGAAAATAGTTTTTTAAAAATTGGAAATTGCAATCGGTCAGAATGTCTGGTTCGTTACACTTTTTGTGCAACGAAAACATAGCAAGTGTAACGAGTAGTGTAACGAGTTATATCTTCTGTAAGTACTGTATTTCTAGTATTTTTTACATTGTTTTTTTAGTTCGTTACACTTTTACACTTTTTTTCGTCCATTTTTTGATTTTACAACACTAAAATATATTTGAGCAGTATATATATAAAGTGTTTCGAATATACTTGCAAAAAAACTAACATTGATGGTATACTATGGTATTATTAATTATTATATAGGAGTTACAATGAAAGATATACATTTAGACGAAATGAGAAAAGACTTTAACGAGTTCTTTGAAACAATGAACACAAGGTACAAGTCAAACTTTCAAATGAAGACTATTCGATTTGGTGGTTCAAGAGAAGAAGTTACTGAAGGTTCATTTACTGTTCAGTTCTTGGTCAATGGTCAAAAGTCCAAGGAAGAAAAACTTTTAGAAATGTACGCAAAGGACTACAACCTAGACCTTAAGAAGGTGTACAACCATCATCAGTTAGGAAATATTAAACTGCATTCATATAGTTCTACATCAAGGAAGAACAAGTACATTATTGAAAGTGAGAATGGCAAGAAGTACAAAGTCGATTATATAAGTGCCAGAAAATGGTTCGGGAAAAAACCAACTGAAGGCAGTCTTACTTTAACAGATATAAATGGGAGGGCAATCAATGAGTAACTTTAACTATGAAGATAAAAAGTATGCGATTAAACACTACAGTCAATTAATCGGTCATACGATTGAGGAGTTTCACTTCCCAGAAAGTGACCACGCATTAAATCCATTTCCTATTTTTGTGACAAGAGATAAGAAAGGTAACACGTGGCAAGTTGACGTGAGTTGCGATCAAGAAGGCAATGGTGGTGGTTTTTTATTCATTCAAAAAGATAAGGAGAATAAAAATGATTAGTGAATCTATGATGAAGAAATATTTTGATAGATGGACTGATAGTAGTTACGGCGATGATGTCGTAACTACTAGTATCGGTTACAACTATATAGACCATCAAGAAGATTATGAAATGCAGTTATGGTATTTAGAAGACCCGACAATTAAAACTAGAGAGCAAGAAAAGTTCGGTTATTCTACTTACACATTAAGAATAAGAAAAGAGGTATGTGCCGTCACAGAACAAGAGATGAAGGATTACGATTTAGTAAGTGAAGAAAAGTATCTTACATTGTGGACAAATAGTTTTGTGCATTTGATAAGAGCATTGAGAAAATTTTATCCTAGTTCGGTAGACGATTTACCACTTGTCGAGCAAGATAGTTTCATAAAACAAATGTCCAATATTTTGCAAAATTTTTGCATACAAAATCATTTACCACAGTATGACCCAGACGATTTATTATATGGAGAACATAAAGGTAAAAGAATACCTCTTACAGATAAGCAAAAAACATTTTTGTATAATTACAAAAGTTTATGGAAGGATGGTGGAGTATGAATATAAATTATGGTTTACTAGCAATCTCTGGAGATTGTTCTGCAAGGGGTATGTCTGATAAAGCAGATTTTATCAGACTACCAAATAATCATTTAAATCTTGTGAAAAAGTATTTAAGAAATCAACTAGAACTTGATTTGTATTCAATGAGTGATGATACAAATGAAGAACTTCGTAAACTAGTAGATGAACATCACGATTTAGGTAATAAATTAATTGATGTCGGAGTGTTTGAACACAAATGGCACAAGAGAACTAAATGGGTTTTGGAGGAGATAGATGAATAAAAAATATTATGTAAGCGAAAGTGCATTTATAAATGTATCGTGTGACCTTGCAAAAAGAATGATGGAAGAACGATTAGGGGATAAATATCCCCTAATGTTCGAGGACAATGGAAATTGTTACAATGAAGAAGGTCAAGAACACTTTAATCAATTGTACGAGCAGGTGCAGAATATTCTTGAAGATGCAGATATTGTCCCGAACGATGTTGAAACACAAATATCTTTAACCCGATTAGAAAACGCAGTTGAAGACATAAAGGAAAATTGGACTACACCAAACGACAGTCACACTAATGCAGAATATAATGGTATGTGTGAGGGACTTGATATGTTGGTGAAACATTTTAAAGAAATTAATGAGGAGAATAAAAATGACTAAAGAATATAAAATATACAATGAAGACAATGAATTAGTTGCTAAAGGAAAACTGTTAGAGATATTGCAGTTACTAATTAATCTAGGATATAGAATAGAGGAGAATAAAAATGAAGTATGAATATGGATTTGAAGATTGGTCAAGAAGTACTGATAGATACACTATTGAGTGTGATAGGAAACTTGACGAAGACGAAATACTTTTTTTGATAAATGAAGTAGAGTCAACACTTTCTGATGGAGTTTATAATCAATATAATGATGTAACATCTAAAATACCATTAGACGAGGGAGGTTTTGTACTTGTAACTTATCACGGAAATGAGAAAGGCAGTTCAGATTATGAAATAACAAGAGGAAGGGAGAACTTAAAATGAAGTATGAACAAATATTAGAGGAAGGTCTTGAAAAAATATTTGAAGCTCTAGTAGGCGACAATGGTTTATTAAAGCAAAGACTAAAGAGATTGACCACCAACCCCGATGAGGGGTTAGGTGGCAATGCCATTCAAGATTTAGTCAATGAGATCCATCGACTAAAAGATATTGAGTACAAGTATGAGAATGAAACCAAGAAAGATTTCAAAGACGGAGTACACGATGGTCTTATGGTCGGGGTACGAGATGAAGACAACTACACACACGATTACAAAGAAGGGTATGACTTTGGTGTTGGACTTCATACCGAGATTGAAGAAACGCAAGAATTAGAAAACCAAGAACTTCGTGAACAAGTACGAGGTGAAGATAAATTTTATGAAAGGAGAAAGTAATGCCAAATTGGACTAGAAACGAATTAGAAATACAATTTCACAATGTATCGGGAGATACAAAAGAGAGGAAGAAAAGTGTCAAAGATTTTTTAAAGAAGGTCACGACATTAGATAAATATCCCG